TTTGCAGAAAATCATTCAAGTAGTAGCTATCAAAGAAATCTTTTGAAAATCTAACGAATAGAACTGGGGCCCCTAACGTAGTTACTTTTACGTCTCCATCTGGAGTTACTTTTCCTCTCCAGGTAGATACCAAGGTATCGACCGGCGTTGTAAGTAAGCCGCCACCTTGCGACAAAGCTCTCGGCACCGCTTCAACAATAGGACACAGGGCTGTCTGCAGTCTCAGATACGTCGTCGAAACCAGACCTTCATTCGTCACAAGTATTCTAAAATAAGAAGCCGTTGCTTGAAACGTTCTACTGTCACCAGCAGCCGCCGTAATCCGCCACGTATCGTCAACATCCCAATTTGTTCCATCCGTTGACTGCTGACAATGCAACAAACAAGTCTGGTCTGTTTTGAAATTAACCTGGATGCCAGCTATCCCTAAAGTGCTTTCAGCTACTCCCGTAAAAGATGCTCCCGAAGCAAGGTTGTCTATCGAAGAATTTACAAAAGATGCGGTTACGTCCTGATTTACCGCTACCTTTCCTGTTACCTCTCCCGACGTATCAATAATGTTTACATTATTTATAGCAACAGTGTCTACGTTAATCGTCGTTGATGTTGCTGGGGTGGTTCCATTTAGAAATCTTACCCTTTGGTACATTACCGTGTACGGATTAGGAATCTGGGTAGAATGTGTTGCTATAAGAATAAGCCTGTCTAAGGATAAACCTACGTAATATCGAACCTTTTTTCCGTCATTCGTTATTTTGTATTGGATATTCTGTGCCGTAGTTAAACCAATAGGAAGAATTATCGGTGTCTCTTTCCCCTCGCTACCGCTAACGTCTCCTGACGACTGCGTTTCGCAAGATACAAGGGTATTGTTCGTTCCGTATAAGTGGAAACGTGTAAACATTGTGTCTAGACTGGGTGTTGTATCGTTATCCCCGCAACCAAAATAAATGTGTTGATTTGCTATTCTCTGAGAAACATTTAGCGTAAATGTAAACGCAATTGGTGGGTAATCTGTTTCTCTAAAAATGGCAACTTCATCCCCTGCTATTGTTCCAGAAACTATTGAACAAAAGCTGTTGGCTACAGTTATACTTCCACCTGTCCCTAATAGTTTTGTCCACTCAGCAGATAAAGCGCTTCCAGCAAAAGGTTCGTAGACCGAACCTTCGTCTGTTAAGACCGTTCCTCTAGTTATTAGGTTTCCGCCTCTGTCTATTCTTAGAGGAGCCTGCTCATCCGGTGCCAAGTCTACGCCACTATAACCAGATACTCCTGTACCAGGTGCGTAGTCACCAGTTGATACTCCGTAAGGAAACGTGCTTGGTGGAAATATATCCATTATGTTACCTCAGCTCCGAATACCGTAAATGTTAAAGCGTTTGCTACGCTTGTTTGTACTGCTAAATTCCCGCTCGAATTGTTCATTGCCATATACGCTGTTACCTGCATAGTTGAGTACTTTTGTATTGGAACGTCATAAAACAAAGCGGTTCCTTGGTCATAAGTGCTTCCTGTGTTATGACAGAATATTCTAAACAACGCCTGTGCCGCTGAAGTGTTTGCTACCGTTATGTTCCTGATTATAACCGTAACCCCCGCCCCTGGCGTGTAAATACTTGCTGCATTTGTATTTGCTGGTCTCAACTGACCTAATTGTTTTTCTTGTAAAGGCATTATGGCGCTCCCACCAATAAAGCGTATCGTCTAGCATCCACATCACTGGTTGTGTTAAAAGGTTGCCAGGCTGAACCATCATAATAGTAATAAGCTCCGTCTGAAGTAATCCATGCTATCATTCCTTCCTTTACTGGAGTGAATGTCCAAACCGGACCTGTTGCATTGCTACAAAAAGCAATGTTGTTATCCTCTCCTACCCAATCACCGGACCCTATCGGGGCAACTATGTATCTGTCACCCCGAAAGGGTAATCCAGGTGGCGATGAGAGCAACCGACTTATAATCGGTGGCTGCCATCCATACTTTTCTAATACTGGTACTCGGTAATCAGCCACGTACTTACGCTCCAATTATTAAGCATTCATAATCGTTATCATACTGAGCTCCTGGTCCTGAATAACCTGAAGCACCAGAGTATCCGCTTCTTCCACTATAGCCACTTACTCCGCTATATCCTGAATAGCCAGAGGCGCCTGAATATCCAGATTCTCCGCTATAGCCACTAATTCCAGAATAGCCGCTTTCTCCTGAATAGCCAGAGATTCCGCTGTAGCCACTCTCACCAGAATAGCCTGAGTAACCTGATACACCTGAATAACCCGATTCTCCACTATAGCCAGAAACTCCGCTATAACCTGAATAGCCTGAGATTCCAGAGTAGCCAGAGATCCCAGAATAGCCACTAATTCCGCTATAGCCTGATTCGCCAGAATAACCGCTATAACCGGATTCACCTAAACCGCTATAACCGCTTGTACCACTATAGCCACTAAAACCAGAATAGCCCTGTGTTACCAGCGGTGTATGAACGTGTGTATACCGAGCTTGCCCACCAACACATATGCTAACAGTTTTTCCTGTTGGTGACTTTGCCAAGTATTTGAAAACCAATCTATCTGTCGCAAGTATTGTAAAATCAAGTTGTGAAGATAGCACAGCATACAAAGCAGCATTTGCAACACCTACGCCCGTAATATCAGGAGTTTCCATACTAAACAATAAAGCATCAGGTCCTCCTGGCGGCCTCTTATACACATCAATTATAACCGTATTTGTACCACCGGCGGAATCAATGTAAGCATAAACATTTCCCTGCCAAGTTCCCGATTCGATAACGGTGACGTTAGGATCGCCCAAAACTGAGGCAAACTCTTCAATGATTACACCCGTACCGTCGCCAACAGCACCGTATTGAACTTCTGGGTCTGCATCTGGTGTTCTTATTGCTCTCTTGTACCCAACAATATCTGCCGAAGCATTATCATCAGTATAATATGTGATACCGACAAGTGTCCCTGGATTTCCTGACCAACCAGAAAGACCAGAATATCCGCTTATGCCCGAATAGCCGCTAATACCGGAATATCCTGAATAGCTCGAATAGCCGCTATAGCCCGACTCTCCAGAATAACCGCTTTCTCCAGAGTAACCGCTTATGCCTGAATAGCCGCTTGTTCCAGAATAACCAGAAATCCCTGAGTAGCCAGAATATCCTGATTCGCCTGAATAGCCGCTTATTCCTGAATAGCCAGAGATCCCAGAGTAACCGCTTACGCCACTGTAACCAGAGACGCCTGAATATCCCGATACGCCAGAATAGCCCGACACGCCTGAATAGCCCGAATATCCCTGAGTTAAAAGAACAGTCCAAATAGCACCATCAAATTTATAATATTCCCCTTTGCTAGCAACCCATGCAATCCAACCTGCTTTAGGGACATCATAAGTCCACACAGGTCCTGTTGCATTGCTGCAATATGCAATATTCATATCCTGTCCGAACCACGCACCAGAGAATGATCCAGTGACGTCTATGATATATCTGTCTCCTCTAGCAGGAGGAGCAACAGGTGGCGAAGATATAAAATCGATCACCGGAGGCTGCCAACTGTGTTTCTCTAATACGGGTACTCTATAATTTACCATTTCATTCCTCCTTTAATGTTTAATTAGATAAGCTCTATAATCTACATCCCATATCAATTCACTTTGAAACCCTATGTGCCCCGCATTATCAAAATCTAAATTTGCCAATAGACTGTGATCGTTAGCTCCTCCGTGTCCTAATAAATAATCAAGAGCGTCTTTTATTGTTACTCCCGGAACAGTAGAATCATTTTTAAGCTGACCTGCAGGCTGATCATCAATGTTTAGCAATCCGATTCCTGAAGGATTAAAAGATTGAGCAAAAGAATTTGACAAAATTATTAAGCCATTGTTTGTCCATCGCCCCCTCAAAAATGAATTTTGTGCATAAACAACTACTTCAGGATTCACATATACGGGACTTCCTCTTCCTATTCTACTTGCATTTGCTACTAATGTGTATGTAGCATTCCCTCCTCCACTAGATGAAACTTCTGTAAGAAAACTTATTCCTCCTTGTAAATACGTTCCATTAAACAAAGACATGTTGTCTTTTCCTGATGAAGGGATACGAACTTCACTTGATGTAAATGAAAAATCTCCCTCTAAGTGACAACTTTCAAAATAATTCCACCAAACATTATTGAACGTTATTGATTCTGTACTTTTGCAACCTTTCATTCTGAAATTATTAACACAAGTGACATCAATCATTCCGCCTGAAATTCCAAAACTGTTAGGGCCTTCTGAAATGAATTCACAATCTTTAAGTTCTACATCACTAAATGTATTTCCTCCATTTGCTCCCACGACAACAAAAGGAGCTTCAAAGACTATATTGTCAATGTGAAGTTTTAGCAAATAAGAATTATTGATTAGAGATCTAAAAGCATACAGAGGTCCTCCTCCGCCATAACTGCTCCCTCCGTAACTGCTTCCTCCGCTTCCTCCACTGCCTCCCAATGGCTGCAATACTACTTCGCCATTTCCGTGAAATGAAACATTTCTTAGTCTGTTGTCTTCCATTACTAGAGTTTCATGATATATCCCAGGAGCTATTTCTATAAGATAAGAGTTTGCAGCGTTGTCTCCGTTGGTAGCTATTCTGTTAATAGCAGCTTGAATTGTCTTATAAGGAAGACCTACAGATCCATCTTGAATATAAGAATCAGTTCTATTTTTATCTACCCAAAGTGTTTTTGTTACAACTCCGCCGCCACCTCCGCCACCGCCTAATCCGTATTCCAATCTATTTGTAAGAGCATTGTAGATAACAACTCTTTTATCAGCTATGTTACTTTCATCCAATTCTTTTGAACCCAATACAAATAAATCAGATGAAGATACCCCTTTTGTATAAGTCATTGCAACTTTGTCGCCAATTGCATGCGGATGAGCGAATGTATCTTCTTGAGCTCTTACTATGTCATATTGATTCAAAATTCCTGAGTAATAAGCAGTAATGACTTCAAAATTAGGGTCCATTATGGGAACAGGATACAGAATAGCGTTCCAAAGCACTAGCCTCATCGGCCCTGCGTCTATAGGCAAATAATGGCCTACAGCCATTGTCATCACTGTGTCTATAGCAGTAAGGGGATTAGCTAATAATCCAAAACCAAAATTTACTCTTTGAAATATCATTCTACGTAAACTCTCCGATCGGGTGGAGTTATTCTTGCTCCGCAACCTGCAATAGCATTGATAGTTAAAATCAATCTATTGTTATGATAACTTCTTACTGTAATTGCTGTAATTGGAGTGACGCCATGTCCAGGAATCGGACAACTGTGGAGAGCATCTTCTATTGCCGGCAATAATCCCACAGCTGCACCTCCTGCGCCCAATAGTTCTCCCCACATAAAATGTCCGAACATGCCTCCTGTAGACATCGGAGGAGCAAATCCGCCTCCAACAGTTACTATCAGTGTCCCATCTTGATTTGTAGTAACTATTGTTCCGCCGTGATCTGAACTGTCTCCAAGAACTGCTATGTATTTACTCATATCAAATAGGATTTAAGTTAATTGTTAACCCATTAATAAAAATATGATTAGGACTATTTACAAAAATCTGTCCGTCTGTAGTGATTGTCATTGATGTTCCCGTAGGATGCAATACGGTTATCACTTTAGCTGTATCATCTACCATAAACACAATTCCGCTTGTTGTTTGCATTACTTTTCTATTGGGATAATTTGTAATTCTATCAACAGGCAAACCCTTTGTTCTTGTCGGAGCTTCTGCAAAATAAACAGGCTGATAAATATCACCTTGCTCAAAAAATACGAATACAAAACTATCAATGTCAGGAACAGCAAAATATCCTGTTCCGTTTCCAGATCCTTCCCAGATAGGATATGCAGGAACTGCCCAAGGCAACCCCGCAGCTTCTATATCCGCAAGCATAGGATACACTTGAGCTTTAACTCTTCCCAGCATATCAGGATCTATATTGTCTAAAATTTTAGCTCTATAGATTCCAGAAAATGTGTCTGTGTGCTGCTTAAATCCAGCTGTGAGCTCTCTTCCGTTCATTGTGTAACCTTCTTCTTAGTACTCTTTAAAAGAGTAGTAGCTTTATCTGTATCAAGTCCGTTTCGAGTCAAAAGAAGTTTTGTAAGAAATGTATCTCCGATATTGTGAACGACTTTCTCTACAAGCCAATATCCTGAATATTGATATGAATAAAGATTTCCTGATTCCATTCCGTGAGGAAATATAAGCTGTATTGTCTGTCCGGGAACTATGTTCTGAAGTCCTCTTGTTGTTATCCACATCTTCACAAGATCCATCAGTCTATTTGAAAAACTAGATCTTACCATTCCCTTAAAGTCTTTAGTAAAATCGTTTGATCTTCCTGTATCAGTAAGAGCATTGCTTCCTTCGCTATCATTTCTATCAATTAAATAATAATCTGAAAGTGATTCAAAATTTTGTGCATTCTCTTCTGCTTGAATGAATGTACTTGTATCATAATCGAAATAGCTGTAACTTTGTTTCTTTGATGCAAAAACTTCATGAATTTTGTAATAATCGAATATTGAATAATTGAATACAGGAAGCATATCTTTGTACTGAGTGGGCTTCACAAGAAATTTATAACTCACTGACTGCTTAACAAGTTCGTACAGACTTTTAAAAACAAAAATTTGTTTCATATTTTGACATTTTACAAAACACTTGAATCCGTACTCTTGATTCTTTCCTACAGCATTTTCTTTCAAATGTTTAAGAAATTGAACATTTGACCATTTCGGCTGAATCAAACTTTTTGTGTAGTCTAAAGAAGAGCTTACTTCAGTAGAATCTGCATCTAATTCACTGTATGCTATGCTTTCAAGATTCGACTTTATATTTCCCGGCAATGATCTGCAATAATCGGGTGAGAACATGCCGTTGATGTTAAGCAGTCCCGTAATATCATACATGTTTGAAGGATTGCTTTGATCTCCCTCGGGCTTTCTATTAAAAACAGAGAACGTAAAAGAATTCTTCTGTTCTGAAGTAGAACTTTCAGCAAGCTCTATGTATGCTACACTCATGTTTTTGTCAAAGGGTATAAGATGAGTCAAGACGCCTGTTGTATCAAGAATCCTCATTCTGAATTCAGGCAAGAACTTATTGAGATCCTGAACAATAGTCAGCTCTCTTAAATTAGAAATATTTAAAGGAAGAACCGCATCTCCAAACTTGACTATTAGATGATAATCCATATTATCTTATCGACCATTGTTTTTGGAATGCGTATATGTCTAACGCACTCGGTATTTTTAATAAAGTTCCTACTACAATATCTTTTAAAGGATTTTGAATTCCATTCACTGACATTATCAACCACCAGTATCCTATTGTCCCATAAATTTTATAGCTTATGAGATCAGGTCTCATAGCATCTCTCTCTTCAACTCTGTAATATTTTACAGGATAGTTCATCTTGAACTTAGAGACGCTATTCCAAAGATAGTCATATTCTTGAACTGTTTGATTCTCTACTATATTGTAGAAACTAGTTCTATTCATTTTAAGGTCTAGGAGAAACTGCTAATCCGCTATCAGTTATTCCTCCCACTCCTCTCGGCGCTATTGTTACACTATTATAAGCTTCCTTGATTCTCTCTTTTGTAAGCATTTCATAAGTCTGAAACTGAACTGTTGCTGTAGCTCCTACAGGACCCGTAATTGACATCCTTGATTCAAAAACAACTGTAACAGACGTTATTATCACGCTATCAAATACTATAAAACCTCCTCCTATGTCCACTGTAATTTTCTGTCCTTGACTTACAGCTTGTCTAGCTCCTCCTGGAAGAGCTGCAAAGTTCTCTGCACCGGGAATATAAAAAGGATTGGGACCGGGAGGTCTAAGAAAAAACTGCTCTCCTTCTAGAATCCCTCCCGTCAAGCCTGTAGCTTCTCCTCCGTAAGGCAATACTAAACTCTGTAAATACAAACATGGGAGAATAACTTCTTTTCTAACATCGTCTATTGCTTCAAATTTTAATTTCAATTCGAGATGTATAGGAGAAGATCCTTTCCATTTTCTTCTAGTAGATAAAGTAGAAGCAAGAGTTCTTCCTGTAGCTAACTGAAAAACATCTCCTATTGGCCCCGAATCCATGCTAGCAATATCTGTCCATTCAGAAGTCACATTAAAAACAAACTGATCTTGCAACCAAGCCCAAATTGTAACTGGCTCAGGCTTATCATTTGTAGATATGTAAACAAGATATTTATTATTCGTAGCATTTACAATGCTTTGAGGAACTCCACAAACAACAGGCAAAAATGATTTAACGGTATTCATTACCCCGCCGCCTGTAAATGATTTGCTAAAATTCAATATTGCCATTTTTCACCTACTGTATGTCTAAAGTTCCTGCATTAAGTAATCCTGATGTCAAAGGATCTTTTATGCTATACGCATCTGATCCGCTGGGATTAATATTTGATCTATTCGAACTTGATTTCAGATTGTCTTTCAGTTCAGTCATAGTAGAATTCAATTTATCAATCACATTTTTTTGATCTTTTGATATGTCAGCAGCTGTAGTGTCAATTTGAATTTTTTCTAATTCTGATTTGCTTGATGCTCCACCTGAACTTAGAACAGAATTGCCAAGTCCTGATCCTGATGAAACTGCCATCTCTTGAAGCTTAGAAGCATCTGTTCCTTTTAGTGCATCATCAGAGTAAACTTTAGTTGAGGGAATAGCCTGATTTCCTAAAGTGCTTTTGTCTTCTGTTTTTCCTATACCCAAAGATGCCCAAGCTTCTTTCGTGCGTTCATTTGCTAAATCAGGACGAATAGGCTTCAATCCCTTTTTCACCCTGTTCATGTCATTAACTCTTAAAAAGTCCTCTTGAGCACTCTTATCTGAAGATTCTCTTTGCTTATCTAATTTTATTGCCTTATCTGTCATTATATTGCTTGCTGCACCTGCAGCCGCAGCAGCACCGCCAATAAGCAAAAAAGGACCGAGAGCAGTAAGAATTCCGGGTAATGCTCCCGTAATCATCTTGAATACGTCACCTACACTCTTAATATCTTTAAACATATCTCTCAATCCGAACAAACCTTTGTCTTCTTTACTCTTAACAGGCTCACCCGGCTTATCCCCCAACAACTCAAATAGCTTTTTTGACCATCTTGTAGTTAAAGCAGGACCTTGAAAGAATGCCCACAATCCGTCTCTATGTGCTTCTTCATTTACTTTTTTTGTTTCCTTTGAAAAGCTTGAAAAATCAGCTTGCTCACCTGCTTTTTTCTTAGAGCTTTTTGGTATAAAACTTTCACCTAATGAATATCTTCCTACATTTGTTTCTATTTTTGATTTTCCTTTACCTCTCAAGAAGTCTTGCATCTCTAGAGCTGTTTCTGCAGAGTCTTCTTTAGGAAGCATCAGTGACTCAACAAGAGCTTTTTCTTTAAGCTTATCTTTCCTCTCTTTCATTCCTTTTTGAATATTCATTGCTACTCCACCAATAGCTTTTCCAGCAACTGAAGCTATACCTGAAAAAGGTCCCAGAACAGACTTCAATGCTTGTTTTCCCATATCAGCTATAGGTTCTACTAAAGGAGCAAAAGGAGAAGCAGCACCCGTAATCTTTTGAAAAGCACTTTTCTGTCCTGCTCTAAGAACATGCTGTTTAATTACCTGATTTTGTTTAACTATATCTTGAATTGTAATCCCAGAGCTTTTTTCTATCTCTTCTACTCTTCCCGACATAGCTTTTGATAAGTTCTTGGGATCACTAAAATATCTAAAAGAATTGTCTACATTTTGAACCAACTGATAGAGCTCTGTAAGCTCTTCTCCTTTAAGCTTAGAAGCTCCTGTTGAAGAAAGAAGAACAGTAACTAGATCATTAATTTTGTCTATTGCTATCCACGTCTCATTAACTTTTTTGATCTCTTCTGTCTCTTTCCTCTTACCTCCGCCTGCTTCTTTTTCATAAAGATTAACTATGTCGGCAAAAAAAGGCCTATAGGTTTCATAATATTTTCTCTGAATCAACCGAAGAGATTTAAGAGTTGACTCATCAAAAATAGAGAACCCTTTTTTCTTGTAATCTTCTGCCCATTTAAAATTATCTGCCATTCTTCTTATCCTTCATTGCTTCTTGTTCATCTTTTTTCTGTTTTGCTAATCTTGAATATAACCATTCATTATCTCTTATGTCGTTATTATCAAAATCTGCTATAGTGATATTCAAGTAATACATCAAATTAAACTGCATTTCCAGTATATCTTCTAAGTGCTTTGCCATACGGGAGAAGCATTTCAAGTCGAAAGGGAACCGGCATCGTACCGGCACCTCCGCATTTCTGACAAACGTAACTTGTCTCCATCTTGGGTCCGTGTGAGAATTTGTCATGAAATGCTCTTATGTACATAAGATCTTTTGAAGATAGATTTTCTAAATAGTTTAATCTATCTCCTATCCCTTGATCATTTACTATGCTCAAAGCATATCTGTATAGCCAAATGCTTTGTCCTAATTTTGAAATTTCATCTACTTTAAGAATATCTTCTACTCTCAATAGTCTTAGCTTAATTGTACTTCCCGAATCAGGTAGTTTAACTTCTTGAGGCTCTATAAATCCTTCAGGAAGATCTACTGAATCAATTTGAGAAGACAGATCTACTACATACTCAGACTTCTGAAGGCAATGTTCACATTCATAAGTTACATAATACTCTTTTGAATATGAGTTGATTGTCTCCCACAAGGCAATATACATCTCGTCGCCTAACGTAAGCTGAACAGGATCGATTCCTTTCAGAACATTGCGCAAAAGAGCAACAAACTTCTTTTCAAAGTTATCAGCTCCGATTTCAGCAATTAACTTTTCGTCTTTTCCTTTGAAAGTACGAATTTCAATCTTGGCAGGATCTACATCTTTGTAGACTGTGCATCTTGAAGGTAGTTTTATTTGAAAATAATTCTCTCCCATATGTCACTCTCCCTTTTCTTTGTTGAAGAGCATTTTACTCAATTTCGATCTTATCAACTGCAAGTGTAACATCAAACTGTGTAACATCATTGTTCTTATAATCCATATTGTAAGACGGAAACTTAACAGGAAAACAGCCTGTCAGTTTGTATCTGTTTATAGCAAGTCCTGTAGAATCTAAAAACCTGACATAAACATTTTTTTGATACTTATTTTTAGGAAAATACAAACCTGTATCATCAACTATAAGATTCTTCCAAGAATAGAAATATCCTGAAATGAAATCAGGCATCGGCTTCAGAAACGTAATAGTCACATCTCCTACATCGAGCAAACCTGGAAACTTAGCTTGATACGGTCCGTATTTCATTACGTTTTTAGCAATGTCATAATCACCAAATTTCACTGCTTGAACGTACTGAGTCATTGCCAATCCCTGCACTCCTTCAAGTATCCCACCAAACATTTTTCCCAATGGATTGCTAATGTCTGGCAGAAGAACATCCCAGAGATAATTCCTCTGCAATCTTGAATACTGAAGAACAAGAGATGTGGGTTGACTAACTCCGATTACTGACATTAGCTCATTTTCTCCGTGCTATCAAATGCAAATGTAACAGTGTATTTGACTGTATCTGCACCTGCATATGTCAATGCAACATTTCCGATACTTTGAATCCAAGCACCCTTCAACTTTAACTGCAAAGAATTTCCACCAGCAGTTGTCTGAAGAATAATGTAAACATCTGTTTTGTAAAGAGGATCGCCGACGCCTACTCCAGCAACATCATTTACTATTGCTTGCTGCCAAGAATAGACTGCATCGTAGATCTTACGATCTTCTCCTTCTACAAATGTACATTCCCATGTCTGATCATATGTAAGCTTTCCTGCAACAACAATCCCAGCTGTTTGTTTATATGGGATCTTAATCGGAGGATTGCTCCTTCCAGGTACACTACTAGACTGTGCTCTCACCTGAAATGTCTCAGTCTGTCCCTCGCCTACAGGCGTAGGAACCAAGACTTCCCAGAGATACTCTCTCTGAGGATTAGTCAGATTTGCCTTCAATGAATCTGTTCCGAATTTAGCCATCCTTCTCCTCCTTATTTATCTTTTCTGTTTTATAAATTAACGCCACGAGCCACGAGTTCCGTAAAGCTTGCTCCGGTTGAAGTAATAATTGTCTGCAACTGAATGTATTCTGCAGCTCTTGACGGCTTCAAAAAGATGTCAACATGTAATTCATTGGCATCAATTGTTGCAGGCGTGTTGTTAGTTGAATCACAAACACACAAGTAACCTTTGTCACCCAATTCAGTTTGGAAAGCTCCTTTTGCGGACAATTGATCAAGATATTGTTCACACATTGAAACGATCCTGAACCTTGTAACTTCACTGTTAGGTTCAAATACGAATGTTCTTAAAGCAACAGATATTGCTTTTTCAAGAGTAATAAGCAATCTCCGAACATTAACTCTATCAAGAGCAGATGCTTTTGTCTGCTGTGTCTTTTGTCCCCAAATAACATTTCCTTCGCCCCTAAATGTCTGCAAAGGATTGATATTTACAGGATAAAGAACATCTCTTTCGCCTTGTGTAAAGACATTTGTCAATCCCAAAACGTTCAAGATACCTCTATTGAAACCTGCAGGAGCATACCAAACTTCTGCATTATAGTCATTGTATGCAATTTGAGAAGCTACATACCCTGACGGAGGGATCTCAAGAAGAAGATCATTATAAGGATCGTACATCTTAACCCAAGGAGCATAAAGTGCAGTATAAGATGAATTGAAGTTTTGAGTTGATTGTCTCCAAGTCACCATCGAAGAAACAGAAGACAATTGAGCATACGGCATGTCAAGCAATGCAATACAGTCTTTTCTGTCTTCTGCAATTGTTTTCATTGCTTGCTGAACCGGAACAGATGTTGCACCTGCACCGATCAAGATACGAATATCAACATCATCGGGATTAGCAAAACTCTGCCAACCAAAGATCAAGTTTGCATCAACAACTGCCGATCCATCATCTCCTTGAGCAATTTGCAATGTAGAAGACTGACCTTTAGGAAGCACCGAAGAGCTTTGAGTAACATCATCAGCAACAACAATATAGCTGCTGAATCCATTGACCTTATCTTCAAGATAGAGTTGTTTTCCGTATCCGTCTATTTTCACCTGTCTTGAAACATTCCAAGTTTCAACTTTTGTAGTGATTCCTTGTGAATCTGTGAAATAGACCTCTATGTTGAATGTCAATTCAGTAGGATCTATACTAGTGATTCTAATGCCGATATTATTGTTCCAAATGCCGGGATTAGCACCATAAACATAGAACAAGTTATCTTCTCCTGATACAGTAATAAAATCAGGAGTAGTAGCTCCTGCACTTAT